TATGGCTGTGTGTTTATAGACGAGATAAACACAGCGAATATGGAATTCGTGCGAGAGGTGTCAGTAAGAAACGAATATCTATTAGCGACACTCAATCCCGACAATCCTGCACTGCCTATATACAAAGAGTTTATAAACCATTCACGGCCGTTTAAAAAGTACAGAGCAGATGTTCCCGAAGAGATATTAAAAGAATTGGTAGAAACACCAATTCCAGGATGGAGGTATTGGTTTTTTAGTTTTAAAGATAATGCAAGCCTCACTGAAGAGGCTATCGAAAAAAAGAAACAATCCGCACCGCCAGGGACAAAGCTATACAAAAACAAGATTCAAGGTTTGCGTGGAAGAGCAACGGGCATCGTTTTTATTAACTTTGAGCAAAAGAAACACACCATCAAGGCAAGTTATCTAAAAGAGCAAATAGAACGAGGAGAGGTCAAGTTTGCTCGTTTTACTGCGGGACTAGACACAGCTTACTCAAGCAAGAGCCCTGATACGATTTCGATGATATTTCAGGGCATAACAACAAAGGGTGTATTGATAACACTCAATGAAGAGGTATACAACAACGCATCAGTAGACATACCAATCGCACCATCGGACACAGCAGAACGATTTGTAAAATTCCTCGAAAAGAACCGAAAGGAGTGGGGTTTTGCTAAAGATGTGTTTGTGGACAGTGCGGACCAAGCGACATTGACGGAACTGAACAAATACAAGCGAACACACGGAAGTATCTATAACTTCATTGGTTCTTATAAAAAGACAAAGATTATAGACCGAATTAATCTGCAGATTGGATGGATAGCAAAGGGTTTATACCTTGTCTGCGACCACTGTATAGAACACTTAAAAGAGATAGACACATACAGTTGGGACGATAAGAAAGACATGCCTGAAGATGGAAACGACCACACAATCAATGCATCGCAGTATGCGTGGTTGCCATACAAGGAAATCATCGGAAAGGAAGAAAGACAAAGTGGGATTGATGAATATGATTAAAAACGGCTTAAGAAACTTTTTAGAAATTGAAGAAGCAATACCTGGAGTGATTAGGATAACTGCTGCAATGACATTTGAGGATAATGCGGCAAAGAATCGCATATGGTACAGAGGTGATGCATACGAGCTATCGCAACTATACACACAGATTGCCACACCTAATGCAAGCGTGTCGTTTTGGGGAGCAAGATCAACACCAGGGATGGAAATAAAAAGAGTACACACGGGACTGCCTGGCCTTATTGTGGACATGCTAACGAGCATTACTTTGACGGATCTAAACGCAATCGAAATCAAATCAAAAGACATCGAGGATAGATGGGAGCAAATAGCTACAGAGAATAACATCCAGGAGGTACTAAAAGAGGCAACCAAAGAGACGCTGTACATAGGTGATGGTGTATTCAAGATAGGATTCGATCCTGAAATAAGCAAATTGCCAATCGTCGAGTGGGTACCAGGGGACAGAGTAGAACTAATATTCAATCGCAAACGACTCAAAGAGGTTATAGTAAAGACATTTTTTACAGAGGAAAAGCACAGCTATACACTCGTTGAGCGATATGGATATGGATATCTAAAGAACGAGCTATATCGCAACGAGCACAAGGTAGATATAAATAGCACGCAGTTCACAAGCAAGCTATCGGACTACACATTCGACAAGAACTTGATACTCGCTGTGCCTTTTAATATTTATGGCTCGAGCAAGTGGGAAGGAAGAGGGCAGTCTATATTTGACCGCAAGACAGACAGCTTTGATAGTTTGGACGAAGCATGGTCGCAGTGGATGGATGCATTAAGAGCGGGCAGGACAAGGGAGTACATTCCTGAATGCTTTTTGCCACGCGATCCAAATACGGGCATGGTGATGAAACCTAACGCATTTGATAATCGCTTTATAAAGACCGACACAGATAACCGCGAGGGGGCGTCAAACAAGATAGAAATTGAACAGCCTGCAATTCCACACGATAGCTATTTGTCAACATACATCACAGCACTAGATCTAGCACTGCAAGGAATAGTCAGTCCGTCGACGCTTGGAATCGATGTTAAAAAGCTAGACAATGCAGAGGCACAGCGCGAAAAGGAAAAGGCGACACTATATACACGAGACGCAATCATTGAGGCACTGTCATCGTGCATACCAAAACTCGTCAATATGACAATTAACGCGGCCGCAGTGATGGAAAAGAAACCATTTGAAGAGGTGGAAGTTACAATCACATTTGGAGAATACGCAAATCCGTCATTTGAGTCGCAGGTGGAAACTATCGCAAAGGCAAAGTCAGGAGGCATTCTAAGTATAGAGGCAACAATCGAGGAACTATATGGCGATTCCAAAACAGAGGAATGGAAAGCACAAGAGGTGCAGAGGCTTAAAGCCGAGCAAGGGTTCATAGAAATGGATGAGCCATCTGCGAACGAATCACTTGGTGGTTTTGAGATTGAGGAGTAAACAAAGAAGGATAGAGCGATGGTAATTGTACACATACTAAAGCGCGTGTACCAAATGAGCGATGCAGAGGCAGAGGGGTTGCTAAAGATAGCGGCCGATTCTGTTTCTTTTGGCGTTTACGCGGTAAGAAAAGAAAATCAAATCCAAATGCTAAATATTAAATGTGAGAGCAGAACACAGCTCAAAGCAGAGATAAGGGCATGGAAGATGCAAGGATACAAGGTATATAGCAATGGACTATGATGTAGCAAGGTCACTCGCACGAATCGAGGACGATATCACAGCATCGCTTATAAGAAATCTGAAGCACCATAGAGCGCAGGAAACTGAAGAGGGACTAGAGTGGGTGCAATGGCAAACAGTCCAACTGCAGGAACTAGACAAGTTCAAGCGCAGATACGCAAAGAAACTGAATAAGGAATTCAAGCGAATAAATCCACACATAGACGAGGCAATCAACGAAGCGTTCAATCAAGGCAAAATGGATGAAGAGGTAGCAATCCTGGAATCCATCAAAGAGGGTAAAGGCAAAGGCAAGGCATATCGAAGAGATTCGTCCTTCTTCCAAAAGGACAACAAAATCGAAAAGATCATAAACGCAACCACAAACGATATGGAGAAGGTGGAATACGCAATCCTCCGAAGAGCGAACGACCAATATAGAAAGATTATATTTGATGCACAAATGTATGCAGCAAGTGGGGCGGGAACATACGAGAAAGCCATCGACATGGCCACGCACGACTTTCTAAGTGCAGGGATAAACTGCGTGCAGTACAAAAACGGAGCAAGGGTCAGTGTATCAAAGTACGCAGAGATGGCCATAAGGACAGCAACAAAGAGAGCGTACTTGCAAGGACAAGGTGAGATGCGCCAAGATTGGGGCATCAGTACAGTTATATTAAATAAGCGCACAAGTGCATGTCCATTGTGTGCGCCTTTTGTTGGCAAGGTATTTATTGACGATGTGTGGAGCGGAGGGACAAGCAAAGATGGAAACTATCCTTTGCTTTCGTCTGCTATTGCAGCAGGACTATATCATCCAAACTGTAAAGATTCGCACACGACATACTTTCCAGGGACAAGCACAAAGCCTGAGCATATCACAAGACGAGATCTAGTAAAGATGGTCAGCGAGGCAAAGCGTGAATCAAAAGCAACATACTGCGAGCGACAAGCAGAAATGTGCAGGAGACTTGCTATGTATTCACTAGATACAGACAAGCAGAGGATATTTAGATCCAGGGAACAGCAGTGGATAGAAAAGAAATTCGAATACACAGAAAGGGAACTCGCTCACATAAAAGACGATGGAATAAGAGACGCGGGCCATGTGAATCTTGAACTTGTGAATTCACACAGATTTCACAAAAAGTTTGAAGGGATAGTTAATAGCAAGGTAGTGAGTGAATCAATGTACAAAGAAGCAATGGAAATACTTGAATCAAGAAATAACACCCTATATGAGGAAATCGTAGCAATAGACGCGCGCACGGGTAAGCGACTTGTAAAAAACACAATGGCAATCGATATGGGGAGAACACATGCGTGTGGATTTTCATATAGTGAAACAGAATTATTAAATAGCAGAAAAACTCCATTTGAAGTGATACACAATCATCCCAATAACTCATTCCCATCTAGTGCAGACATAAGAAAGCTATTTGAAAGAGAATGGCAGAGTGGATCCACTATAATCTGTCACGATGGGACTGTATACAGAATAGGGAAAGTGAAACCATTGAAAGATATTGACTTATATATTGACCAAATATATAATGAAGTCAAATTAAAAATGGTTGGCATGCCTGATGTAGCAATAGAGGAAAGCGTATCAAAAACCATCATAGATGAATTGATGAAATCCAAGAGCATTACATTTACAAGGAGATAGGATGATGAAAAAAAAAGAAGAGACTATTCGTGATTACGATTATTTTTTAGACGATAGCAAGATGCCAAGTGCAGAGGAATCTAAGAAAATTGTGATTCCTGAAGAAATACAAAGGCAGATAAAGGCGGCCGCAGAAAAAGTTTCGAGAGAGTTCGGCTTATATTAAAAAATATTAAGCATCGCAAAGTGCGGTGCTTTTTTAGTGGTTCAGAAAGGAGATAAAAATGAAACACGAAGGCTTTATAAAGCTATGCGCAAGAAAAGTCGCAGAATACGAAAACAGCAGAAAGGACATCAATGTACAAATAGATCGTGACAATGTATTTTGTGTATGGTCATGCAAAACACTACAGAATAGTAAGTGCTTGATGTCTGCACCACATAAGGGTGCTAAGTATTACGAGTTTACATACAACGGAGACAAGCACGAAGTATACATGGATGTGTATAGCAAGGATATTAACATCCC